AAGCGTCATGGTAGCCGGAGACCCTTCTGTCTCTTCTACCTGAAAAGAGTTTATCTTGCCCTGTAAATCAGAGTCGTCGAATAGCTTATTGGTTGCCGGCGCAGCCTTTGCGGTGGCGTTCGGCGGCGGTACGGTTATGGAGAAAAACGGGGTTACGCCTTTACCTGTGAGTTCTGCGATTTTCATGGTATAAAGACATTCTTAACCTTACTCATGTCAAAGCCGTATTCGACTATCGCCTGAGCATTGTTTTGCAGAAGGTTTAGTGACTCGTACTCGCTGCCAAGTTCTTGAAATGCTATTAGGTCAAGCTCTCTGCCTTCTGTCGCGACGAAGTAATTACCAGCGGTTTTCTGAAAATGGCAGATTAGCTTTACGGTGGTTTTCTCGCCTTTGGCGTTCGTGAACTCATCGGTAGATATAGGATTCCACTCAAACATTAGTACGGCCGCCCGCCTGTGGTTGCATTGATTACACTCTCCACCGAACCCAAAGTCGCTTGAACGCCGCGAACAAGTTTGTACATCTGGTATAGTTTTGAAGTCTCGTCGAGTTCAAGCTCCATGTCAACCATAGTAAACTGGCTGAACCCGGCGCGGTTTGTCAATGTCCCTGTGTGCTCGAAGTCACATTTCGTAACCCAATATAGAAGCGGCGGTAGGTGCGTACCCCACGAATAGACCACCTGCGGCAAAGCCTTAAAAGCGATGGTGTCTTTTTTTGCGATGAGGTCTTTTATCGACGGCGTATCAGAATTTCGCAGCATCTCGAACTGTGCCATGTAGTTCGCGTTACCCAACAACCCCCGACGATTGATAATAGGCAGAGTGAATGATATTTTGTTGTTACCCTGCCGGTTTGGATATTTCGGAGTGAAGTTTAAACCTGGCACCGCGTTTTCAGCATATATAATTTCTTTGCTCGACTGAATCGATAAAGGTATCGTCGGCGAAGTAATCAGAATCCCGTTTTCTGAAAGTATGTACCATGGCAGCATTAGAAACCTCGCGCCGCCTCAAGGTTTTGGATTGATGCACCTTGCGCCTGAGAAACCCCAGCGCGTGCCTCTTCTCTATTAGCTACCGGGCCATTGAAATTAACAGTAGTGTTTGCGGTAGTCGAGCGATTGTTATTTGTCATAGCCTGAGCCGCGCCGCCGGCTGATGTCATCGGACGCCCGCCGCCTTCTGGTTCGTTCATGTCAGAACCGAAAACCCGCATTGCGAATTTACCCAAAGCACTGTTTTTTATCATGTCGCCGAGCTTTTCAAATGCTGATTTGAACCCTGCGACTATCCGTTCAGGTATCGACTTAAACCAATCTACAACGTCACTGACTGCGCTTTTGAGCCAATCAATACCAGCTCTGAAAGCTCCGGGGATTGCCGCACCGGCTTTTATGATATACCCAACCAGCTTTACAAACATAGTGATAGCCATTGCCACACCCTGAATAAAGTTTTTCAGGACAAAGCCGACAATCTTTCCCAACCCCTTAAATAGGGTAGCAATCCATTCAGTCTTGCCGCCGGTCTCGCCGAGAAGGTCATTTATGATTTTACCGAGTTCGGAGAACGCCTCAAATACAGAAGTAAAAGCGTCGCCAATACCAGAAAGCCCTTCAAAAATACCCTCAAAGAACGGCACAATTGCAGACCGGACAACCCATAAGAATAAATCGGCTATTGTCTGAATCACAGGTTCGATCAATACCAAAATGAACTGTATCGCAAACGCGAGTTTGAGTAGAATCATGTTCATGACATCGGCCACAGACTTAAACGAGGCTTTTGTCCCGCCGGTCAGTGCCGTGAAAAACTTACCAAAGATACTTGAAATAATCCCGAATACCTGTTTGACAACAGACACGACAAACAGGAAGGCCCCAGATATGACAGAGCCAAGCTGAACGAACCCGGCGCGGTTATCTCTGACCCAATTCATTAGCTGTCTGAGCATCGGCAAAAGAACGTCTGAAAGCGGCTTAAAAAGGTTATTCATGATAACCTGCCCCGCCTGCCCGAGAGTCTGGCCCAAAGCGGGGATAGCTTGGCTTATCCCGCCCATGAGCTTGTCAAAGCCACTGGTGAGCATATTGCCGAGAAAGTTTCCAAACGCAAGAGCCTTTGCAGATACTGCCGCAGTCTTGTCCGCGCCTGATTGGACGTTAGCGAACCCTTGACCGAGTTTGTCGATCTTCTTGTCCGCGCCCTTAGCGTCGAAAATTACTTCAGCCCCGATCTGTTGCACTCTTGCTTTGCTCCCTCGCCTTCTGTGTCATATCAACTAAGTCGGTGAAGTCATCGAATGGCATAGACTTCAACTCTTGTTGTGTAGTACCACCAAAACTAAACTCGCATACCCCGAGCATTTCGTGGTGAAATTGCTCTAAACTGTAATCGACATACTTCAAAGCATGTGCGACTAAATCCCACGCCCAACCCGAATCGACCCAATCCGGCTTTGCCCATGTTAGCGCGCCCCCCTCTTTCTCGACTGAGAGAGGAGCGCGGAGACGAAAAAACTTGTAAAGTCCACAGGGTCTGAAAAATCCTTTTGGCACTTCTCACAGCTCACGTCGATAAAAGGTTGCATCCCGTACTGATGAAGCAGCGGGGCGATTCTTGACCAGTCAGAAAAATCCGGGAAGTCAAGTATCTGGTAAAGAAACTGGCTTTTCAGCGCGGCCAAATCTTCGCCGCCGGTAGTCTCCCCGTCTACGTCAATAAGGCAATTGTAATATAGCTTGTTCACCCGGCGTGACGTATCTTTCAGACTTGCATCCGATTCGATGCGCATCATATCCGCGATTGTCGGGTCGCGGAACACATATTTAGACAGAACCGCAACCACTCTCTCTTTGCCATTCTCAGAGTGAGACAGCCGCACCTCGTTCCCTGTCGCGAGTTCTAATTCATAGTTTTCTTCATGGTCGCAATAGATGACTTCGAGCTTTGAAACGTCGTCTCGCGTATCAGATAGAACCGCATTCCCCTTGCCTGTTTTTTCTTCATGAATGTTTTGATGACCACAGCGTGGGCATTGATACACGCCCTCAACCAACGTCGGGAGCTTGTACATCCTGAACGCTTCGCGCGCGACATACTCCGCATTAATCAGCGGCATGTCTCGAAGGTCTTTCGGTTCTTTACCGTCGATTGTGTCTATACTTCCTTCCATAAGAGCGAGCATAGACGCATACCGCCGGCCATTCTGCGCGCGGTCTGCCAGTGAAAGTATGGTGTTTGTTGACGGCTTCTTTAACTCAAATTCTGTTCTGCCGCCCCATGGTCTCGGGAACCTCATAATCTCGTAGGCGTGTACCTGCGCGGGAAGTATTTTACCTTGAGCGTCGCTGTCTTTCTTGCCGCTTGATCGAAATCAGGAGTCTTAAAGTCGCCAAGTTCGCAACCCTCGTAGAGCTCGCGCATAAAAGCGTTTGCCGGGTCTCCTGATTTGTCGGTGTTCAAAAGCACGATGTCACGCGCCTCTTTACCATTCGCGCGCCAATCAAGGTGATACTGAAGCGTATTTGACTCACGTTTGATGAGCCATTCAACCTCAAGAGCTTCAACTTTTTCTTGACCGCTGCCGATCATGCCTGAAAAACCCTGCTCAGGTACTTCGATACCTTCTTCGGTGTAACCTGTTTCGGGCCATTTTAAGAGTCCGGTGATTAACTCGCCGTTTATGTATACGAGCTTTACAACTGTTATGCCTTGTCTTTGCATCATTTACCTCACAAAGGAATCAGTACGCCAACGCCAATGCCCAAAGATTCGAGCGGTGCCGGTGGAAAGAATCGAACGAAGATATTGCCCTCGCCGTTCGTAATCGAAGAGTTCGGGTTATTGAACTGATCGGCCTGAACGATGAACACGTCTTCAAATTTACTCAGTGAACCATCTTCGAGGAAAAATTCACCGAATGCACCTTCGCCGTCGATACCAAATGGGAACGACCCTTCATAGAGCTTTCGTCCAAAGTCGCCAATGGCCCGGCCATACTCCTGAAGTGCAGTAATTCTGTTTGGGCGTGACTCGGTACGGTGCAGACTCTCCACAGCCGAAACTTTGATAAAGTTCTGCATCAGCAAATAGTTTGCGAACAATGCCCCGACGTTTGTTGAAGGTGTTCGGCCTGAACGGGCAGACAACCCCACACCGGGTATGAACTGAATCAGGTTTACACCTGTTTCGAGAATCTCTGTGCGCTCTTGTTCTGTGAAGGTGTCCTCTGTGGCGTCAGGTGTAGCGGCGAAACCAAAAAGAGTTACGTCGTCACCTGCTGCGATTTGGTGGATGCCAAGCCCGGTAAGGGCTGTCCAAATCCATGCGCCGGTATACGCGCCGACTGTTGGCACCCTGAGCACAGGTTCAGCACCTACACCAATCGGGTCTGTGACGTTGCGCCATGAAGCGTTAATCACGCCTTGAACCTGATTTGACCTTTGGTAGCTAAGACCGATTGTCTTCAACTGATCTTTGGTCTGCTGTGCCGGGATATTGTAAATCCACAGGGGCGAGTCAAGACGGTTTGTGCAGTATGCTTCACCGGCAAGGTTTACCCCTGAAAGCGTCGAATCTGTATTAAACAAGAATCGAATGTTCTTGTTGTCAAACGCAGAGTAAAGGTTCCAGTGGTCTGTTGTGGTCGGTGCGGTGCCGTCTGAGCCTGAACCCAAAAAGGTAACAGTAGAGACGTTCGCCGGCCATGTGTTCTGCGGGCCTGACGTTGCAGACGCGAGGTCTTCTAAGTCAAGGTAAGGATGATTTGCAAACGCCGTATTTACATAAAACTGTGTGTTTTCTGGTTCGAGAGACAGCCAAATTGCATTTTCAGGCAAGTCAACTTTACTCACTGCGCCGCTGTTATCCTTACGATAGCAGACGATCTGAAAGCCCATAGCCGTAACGACGTCCGCCGCTGTGGCCGCGTTTGTCAAAGCCGTGCAGGTCACAGTCTTTGTATTCTGATCGACCGCCGAAACTTTGGTGTAGTGGGTGGTTGGCCCTGACGAAACAATTTTCAGCAAGTCGCCGACCGCAATCTGAGAAACACTCGCAAGCGTCAAAGACGTTGCACCGAGCAAAGCATTCGCGCCTACTGTGGTAGTCACGCGCGCACCGTTCGTCAGTGTGTATCCCGTCAAGTTTCCGTCTGCCGATTTATCGGTGATTTGACGGTAAGCCGCTTTGACCTTCAACGTGTTTGCCGGTGCCGGGTCTTGGATAGTAGATGAGGCCTGCACCGCATCCGATGCAACGTACATCTTTATCCACAGCTTCGCAGCCGAGCCTTTGAGGTTCTGAAAAAACTTGTCCAGAACATACCGGCCATAAAAGCCTGATTTATACCCGCCGACCTTAACAGCCATTTCGGGGATTGTGTTTGCATCGACGATGCTTGTCAACCCGCGAGCGAAGCGGCCGATAGCGCCAGCGACTGCGAAGTCTGCCGGGCGTACAGCCGTGCCAACCTGTGGCGGTAAATTGTATCCGAATACGCCTCTGATTCTCATATGTTCCCCTTATTTGAAAAAGCCGGTCACAGTCACGATCAAGTCAGAACCCGTGCCGTTCGCGTTGCTTAGTGCCGGCGAGCTGTTTTCTAAAGCCTTTGCGGCCCCTTCTGAGATGGTTTCCATGTTAAAACTCCTTTAATCCTTTGTGCAGGCTGATTTTAGATCTATGCTTTGCGTCGATAGTCTTTGACTCAAACGGCAAAAATACAATTGCTTCGTCTTGGCTGATTTCAACCTCGACAGTGAATCGGTTTTCATTACGGACTGTTATGGTGTTATCACTGACACTGTTCGCGTCACGTCCATCTCCGCTGTCTGTTGCGTTACTTCTGGCCATATTTCCTCTCCCGCAATTACTTTGACATCGAGAAAATAAACATTTTCGATGTCTGTCCCGTCGCCGTTTTCTTGTTGCTGTATCCCATCAGTGATATCGTATTCATGACGTTGCCCGTTTATCCACAGCGGTTCTGCGACCGCAAACGCTTTTTTAAGTATTCTCGTTAATATCTCGGCGATCTTTCCATGCCGTGCCATGGTTTGGATTCGGACGGTGTACTCAAACGACCGACCGACAATTCTTGTCCTGTTAATCCCGCTTGTCTCATAGCTATCGTTTATGACATCGTGATAAGGTTCATCGTCAATCGGTCTTGCTGGGAACCCTTCAGTAAATGAAAACCCCGGTTCGAATATAAAGAACTCGCTTGGCTCAATCTCTGCCGGTAGGTATAGGTAGACAGGTTCATTTGTGAACGCGCTGACCATAGCTTTACCATTCACGTAATCGGTCATGACTACGCCTTTACCCTGTGTGATGTCCGCTATCTGATGGATTTCGTTACCCACCTTGAACGTCAGATATTTATCGAGGTATTTCGCGCCGGTGATGGTGATTGACGTTGCCCCTGCCGAACACGTCAGAACGCCTATTTGTGGCATCGTCTCTATGTGCTTTTGCAGTAGCTTCAAAACCCCCGTGTAAAGGTCGAACGGGATTTGATCTGTGTAATTTATCAATTCACTGGCAAAGAACTCTACGTTCGCATCGGCCAGAAACTCGATTTTTGTGACCTGAGAATAATAGTGCTTTAATTTGACCTGAACAAACTGAGTAGAAAGCGGGACATAGTACTCTTTGTAATCCGAACCATTGTAAACCCTGAATTGCAGCCTAAAGTCGTCTCGGTCGTTATCCTTTGAAACAATGCTAAACCCTAAATTCGCATAGGCCGTGGCTATTGTTCCGGTGGCTTTCTCGGCTGTCCCGCCGGCTGACATCGCGAATTGCAATTGACCGGGGAGATACGACGAAGCGAACATCGGCCAGGTTGTCGCCGTGACTGTCGCATCAGCCGTTACCCAACCTGTGGCAGATGTCAGATTATCTATGGCAGTTTTCATATAATCTTTTCCGCAATCTTCAGATTGATATTGCGATATTCTGCCGATTTCTTGTATGACTTTACCGACTTCTCTATGGGCTTTCTCGCCGGTAGTTTCCCGCCGTTATGCAAGATGGCCCCTTTCTCATGAATCGCAAACAGCTTTTGCATGGACATGGTTTTGTGTTTCCCTATCGGCCGGACTCTCCACACGCCCTTTGCGGTCTTAAAATATCCTAAGCCGTTTATCATTGATGACTTTACCCTGTCGCCGCGCCCATAAAGCGGGGTTTCAGGAAACGGCAGATTCTTTCGCCGCTTACCCTTTACGGTGGACTTCTTTAGACGCGGGGTAAACTCACCATTGACAAGCATGTCTTGAAAATGCCGAATGTATGATTTACAATGCCGCTCTGACCCGATTTCGACATTCTGCGCCAGCTTCTTGCGAATCTTAGTCATAACTTTTTTCGCGTCTTTTGCCTTGAATTTCAATTTCTCAGCCCCGCAAGCACAATGTAAAGATACTGATTGCCGAACTGCGAATACAACCGCTTTTGCGTCAGCTTATATTCTACCCCCATCCATTGGACAGTATGTAGAATCGTATTCACCGTGTCGAAAGTCACGCCGAGTTCGTCGCACTCCATTTTCGACAGATAGAACAATGCGTTCACCTGCTCATTGATCCCGAGCTGAAACAGCTTTTTTTCTGACGGGTCGAGTTCAACTGGGAAAGCGTTTACAGTAATCGTAGTCGGTGTGCGGTTAATTATTGAACCATAGTCGTCGCGTTCTGTAGCCGCCTCAGTTTGCTGAAGTATTGATATGGTCGAACCGTATCGCCGAACGACGTTGTACACGTCGCGCATCCCCATTGATTGCTCGCTCAATTACCGACAACCCCGCTACCGTAATCACGGATGATATGCATAGCCTGCGAGTACCACTGATTGCGGATATTGCCATACTGACCGCGAGGGTTTGACCAGGAGCGAGACCATGCAACGACATTAATAGACGCCGGGTCTCCTGCCTGTGCGGCTGCATCGCCAAGAACGTCCGCTTGCACCATCAGACATAGGGCTTGAACCAAATCAGCCGGCATGGAAGAAAACCCTGCTGTATAGGTCACCTTTATATTGTTCTCCCCTTTTGGGAACAAAGGCGGGCGGGCCTGAAACTCCATGTCTGTCGCGGCCTTGGCTCTTAGTAAACCCATATCTGACAGGATATCAATACCACTTGTCGATATGTTAAACTGCCAATTTGGTTGAGTAATCACCGCGATATTGACAAGTGAAATTATCCCCTTCCGGTCGAGCATCAGTTCAGACGTGCCAGACCCATCGTGCCATTCTGTAAATTCTTGAACCGCCTCAAAACTGAACCCTGTCATTCGCTGAATTAGATTCGTGGCGCGGGTTATCATATCCGCAATCGCTCTTGTCTTCACTGAATAGACGATGCACGTCCCTGCGGTCGCTTGTGAAACGCCGTCTGTGTCAGTGTAGACAATAGTGGTCGCAGTCGATGAGGTAATAAGATGATACCCCTCATTTGAACCGTACTTTACATAAACATACATCCCGGCAAGAACGCCTGATGTCGTTGGTATAGATATTGTCCCGGTCGTACCGGAGAACGTGATATTCGTAAATGAAATTGTGCTGACCGCTGTTTTGTACGTGAGGGAATAATCCTCAAGTGCAGTCAGCACTTTTTCAATGGTTGTCATTCAACTACTGTCTCTTCGACAATATAGCCTTTGTTTTCCAGAACTTCCGCAATCTGTGCGTCTGTTACAACGCAACGCGACTTTTCAAGAACTACCTGAACCTCTACGTCATTGACATAGAAGCCGATAGCCGCATTGATTGGCTCGTTTTCGCTGTGATCTGGGTGCCGGAACTTCCATCCCTTAATCATCTTTACAGATGGTTTTGGGGTTTCATAAGACCGCACAATAGGGTATTCTGTTCTGTCTTCCCAACCTGCTTTTACAAGTTGTTCAGCAATTGCGCACCCTGCTTCAAAAGATTCTGAAAATTCAATCTTGCCGGCTTTTGCCTGAACTGACTTTTCTTCGCCTTGCACATACACACCGACACCGCCATTGACCGGCAGCGCATGAGTAAAAACGAATTTTTCAGGAGTCTTATTGATGGCCTTTTGTTTCTCGGCCTTTTCTGGCTGAGTTTCTGGCTTGGCCGCTTTGGGCTTTTCAATTACCGGTTCGACGTGCTCTGCCTCAAACGGGACAGAGTCGTCTTGCGGTTTTGAATCAGAAGATTCGGGGGCATCAGCCCCCGCTTTCTTCAAAGCCATTATGCGGCTCTCCATCCACGGCTAAGAACCGAAGTACCTTCATAAGCAGGAACCACAGCGCCATGAGTGTAAAGCAAGAACGGTAGGCCGGCGTCAGATGGGTAAACAGGTTTCATTGAGATAAAACCGCTGCCTGCTGAACCCTTGTTCAGAAGCGCCATGCTGCCCATACCTTGAACTGTGTCAAAATCGATCAGCATGATCTCTTCACCTTTCACCCCGCCCACGGCAGTAAGTGGCTTATCTGCCGCCATTGCGCTTGTGATGCGCGCTGACGCTGCAACGCTGGTGATGCTGATTGATGTAACCGCAGCACCGATTGTGCCGTCAGAATCATAGGCGTTTGCCGCAACCCAATCAATCAAAGTCATGCCAGTCAAGCCGGTTGACGATGAATAGTACACACGGTACGCGATGGCATCAGTCACGGCTGTAAATGACAGCGTGATTTTCTGAGTCGAACCGCCACCGGACAGAGTCACAGATGATTCTGCGCTGGCCATAGTTGGCCCGTTTGCAGTAATCGCGTCTACCCTGAAGTAGTACGTGCCGTCAGACAATGTGCCGCCTGATGTACCGCCTGAGGTCGCTGTTACAGTGCCCATAGTGTCAGAAAGCGAACCTGGTACAAAAGTTGATTCAACAATCGGGATATTACGGTACGCGTCAAGAACCCAACCGCCGCCGATGTTCACCTGTGTAGTGCCCGCGACTTGACCTTGTACGTTGCGCACGTTAGTCAAAAGCGAGCTGAAAAGGCTGTGCATCTCAGGGCTCATAATGAACGCACGTCGATGCTTTGCCCCGCCACGGCGGTTTGATGCGTCGATCATGTTATCCAAAACCCGGAGGTTTGTGGGCACAGTGGCCGCGCCTGATGTGAAACCTGACTGAAGCCGGTTTGTAGAAATCAGACGATTCCAGCCACCATATTGATAGCTGTTTGCCAACTCGTTACCGTACAGGTTCAGCAGGTTAAGGCTGTAAACTTGCTGTTCAATCTGAGAATTGATTTCGAGCTGAAGCGCATCGACAAACTTTGCCGCTGCCTCTTGTTCAAAATCAGTTACCAGACCTTTACGACGCGTGACCTTAAGGTCAACCGTCGCGCGCTCATAGGTTGAGTTTGTCTGTGGGGTCACAGCGTTCTCGCCCATAGAACCCGCGATATTACCACGCGAGGTCAGTTTATTAAACTCGTGTGTCTTACCTGTGGCCTGTTCAGAACTCATCAGCGCAAATTCCGGCGCAAGCCGAATCGCTGTGTCTGTAATCGCTTGGCGTAACGACTCTGGGACGAGCGCACCGCCGCTGTTTGACGCCGATGTCAGAGCTTTTTTTACCATCTCTGACCCGCCGTTCTTTAGAAAATAATTCAGTGGATTCATTGTGTATCCTTCCTTGTTTTTGATTTATCGAGCCTGACGAAAGAACTCCGCAAACTCATTCGCAGATTTCTTGATCGGGTTTTCAGCTGGCTTGTAGCCGTCAGCTTTTTCGACTTTGTGGCCGAGCTTTTCGATAGATTCCTGAAGTGCTTTCAGTACTGTATCTTGACCGCCCGTACCTGAAACGCCTTTCGGCACGACAACGCCAAAGCCTGTCAGGAGTTCATTCATCGCGCTCTTCATAGTCGCTATTTCTTCTGACTGCTTGCGAATCAGTGTAGCTACTGCCTTTTGACCGGCGAGGCTCTTTGCCACTTCTTCGATTGCGTTTGTGTTACTTTCAGGGTCGTTTGATTCGATGTTACCTTCTGGTGTTTCCGATTCAATGCCTTTTGCGTCTTCACGAAGCACCTTTTCAGCCGTCGCGAGTTCAGCGGCAATTTCGTCTTGCTGCTTTTTCGTCATTGAGGCTTTAGCTGCGAGCAGTTTCTTAGCTGCTGCTACTTCAGGCTTTTCTTTTTCGTCTTCTTTCTTGACCAGAGCCTTGATTGCACTCAGAGCTTTTTGGGTCTCTTCGTCCATTGGCTTGTCTTCTGCGGTTGCTGCTTCTTCAGCCTTCTTTACCGCTGCGTTGGCCGCGCTTTTCTTTGCTTCGATTTCCTCTGCCGGTGCGTTTGCACTCATGGCTTCGAGGAGCATTTGCAGCGAAGAAATGGCGTCCATTAAAAGCGTTTTTGCGTCTTCCATGTTTACGTCCTTTGTTATAGTTTTCAGTATGGCCAGTTTATCGCTGCATACTGCAATCAAAGACTTTTCTACCGATTTAGCCGCAGGTGCATCATCTGTGGTGTCAGCCGGTCGGCTGAGTAGTACAGGCAATAGCTTATCCTTAAGGCTGTCGAAAAGTTCTGTCAATGATTGCGTTTTTTCTTCATCGCTCGCGCCTGAATTGATAATCTGTTCGGCTGCGTCGTCGAATGCTTGTTGAATTTTGAATTTAGACTCGTAGTAGTCGCGCACCTGTTCTTGTGCTGCGAGAATATCTGTGATAGCGTCTTTCTTTGCCTTGAATGACTTTTCTATAGCGGTTGCGACAGATGAGGTGTAGGCAGGTTTAGAAACGAGCGAAACCCCAGGGTCGAGGTCTACCTTGTTTATGATCTTGCCGGTGTCTGATGCTTCATACCCGTTGTCGGGAATCATGCCCTCGATAGAAAATCCAAACTGGCGCGCGCGCTTGTATGGTGCCAAACCGTTCGCCTGAAGCCATACCTTGTTAGCCTCTTGCTTGTCCTGTTCTGGTACGTTGTCTTGTTCGTCATAAAGACGGTACTCTGTGTACCAATCCCCTGACGGGGTGATTTCTGCGTGAGTTAAAATGCCTATGTCGCGTGTATAGTCGCGGCCATGGTTTACATAAAGCGTGATGTCCTTTGACTTAATCTGCTCCATGAAATCACGGATGCACGCTTCTGACATTCTGTCGCCGTGCCCGTCAACTTTTGGGCCTGATGAAATGCCGCACAGGTAGCGGCGTTTGCCGTCGCCCTCTTCTTTTTCGACAGAGCAATTGCCGTCTTTAGAGAATGATTTATCTATGCTCAGAGCGGGAGAGAATAGAAATTTAATACGCTTGCCCATTCGTTACCCGCGTATCTCTCGGCTGTCTGCGAAATCAAATAAAAATTTCACTTTACGCGAACCCATTTATAGGCCACTTCACAGCGGCATGTAATCACCTGGTCGGCAGGTAGTGCCGGTGAATGTGGGTGATCCGTATAATACGTCCCTTTCTCGTCTTCTATCTTGAACACGTCATCTATCCCGACCGTAACCCCGTCTAATGCAACGTGAGAAGAACGCGGCATCCCGCCGGGCGCGCGGTTGTGAACCCATTGTTTCACCATGACAAACCCGTCTTTGTAGGTCGATTCCGAAACCTTGCGGGCGTATTCGTTTCTGACGTTATTGATAACTGTCTTAGACTCAGTTACTGCAATGGCTTCAATGTTTGACGGTTTCTTAAATGTCGGGTCTTTCTTTGTGTAGTCTGTAAATGTCTTATTTAGCCGCGCTCTGAGGCTGCGCGTCACATTCTTATTGACCGTGCCGTTTTTGTTCGTGACTCCATTGTCAAGCATCGAATTGAGCACGTCTTTTCTGAGCTTGTCTCTTAGGGTGTCGTTTATGAGCTTGCCCTGCTCAACGCCTTTGATTATGGTTGG